AACCGGTGCGCGTACGCAAGGTACCCAATTAAGGGTTCTGCGCGTTGGCGACATCCTGTCGCCCCCGCTTCAGCGGCGTTAACGGCTGAAACTGGAGGTATTCCCGAGATGACCATCGTGTCCGCAGGCCCCGGTGAACTGTTCAATACATTCACCGAACAACGGTCTAACGGCACGTCATCCTGGTATCTGCTGAGTGGAGGGAGTGGCTACGCCCATGAGGGCGGTGACACTCCGGGTTTCCATCGGCGAAAACGCCGGGGTGACCTGCTACCCGTGAACCACTTCTCGTCAAGAGAGTGGTCCATAAATAGCCACACAGGCAGCTGGAGCTTTAGTCTCGTTCACGACCCAAACTATTGGGCTACGGGTGAGGCTAGTGCGGCCGCAATATTCAATTGGCCGATTTTTGCTCCTCCAGAGATGAAAGGACGCTGGATCTCGAGCATCAACTACGACTATCTATCACAGTCCGCACTCGCGGGTCTGGATGATACGTGGGATGCGCTCACCTTCTTTGGTGAGCTCAAGGACGTTAGGCGGCTCTTCACGAACATCGTATGGCGGTTTAACCAGACCCTCCTGGATCTGGCAAGCCGTCGGACGTTCGCTAAGGGAGTTGCTGACGCGTACATCGAGAAGGCGTTTGGTTGGGATCCACTGATTCGAGACCTCGACTCTATCTCACGGTTTCTGACCGCGGGACGGGAGAAGAGGGCCTTTTATCGGCAGACCCGGTCCTTAGGCGCTTCCTTCACGGAGACGTCAGTTGTCCAACATACTCAGAACGAGTACAAAGGCACCTGGACCTGTACGCATACGGCATCCTTGTCGGCACGGTCGTTCGCTTTATCGCGAATTGCCGCGCCGGTTGCAAGGTTCGATATACCGTCGACGCTTTGGGAACTAACTTCGTTCTCATGGCTAGTGGACTATATCTATGATATAGGCCGCTCGCTCGACTCAATAGCCGCGTATAACAACCACCCTGATGTAATCTTGGGCAGTGGCTATATGCTAACCATCGAGAGCGTGGGGTCATTCGACTGTACCATGCAACCGGGTTGGACAGGCTACTTAAGTGCCTTCTCCGCCACTCGCGAGGTCATCAAGTCTAGATGGCCACAAACTGCGAGTATCGCCCCCCATTATACCTTCTCTGACGCTACTGTCGGACAAGCGCTCAATGCGCTTGGTGTGGGCATCCAGAAGTTCTTTAAGGATGCTTACGATGACAGACGTTGGATGGGTAGAAGGGGTTAACCTCACTTCCATTTAAGGAGAACATACGATGGCCGAAATGACCACCGTCCTTGAGGGTTACACAAACAACGGTAACTCTCGCACCTACCAGACCGCAGCGCACTCGATCCTCGAGCCGCGCTTGGTGATCCAGAAGAGGAAGCCGGCGGCCACCGTCGACGCCAGCGCCCAGGACGACATCTCTGTCGTTTTTGGAACACTGGACGCCGACGGCAACCCCCTGCCCTCCAAGATCGCCTTTTCGGTCAACGTCCGGCGAAGCCCAGTGGCTGACCCGGACGACGTCGCGGCAGCGAAGACGCTGTTCCGCGAGATCGTGGCGTCGGATAACTTCGACGATGTGATCAACGGCCAGAAGTGGGTCCAGCCTTAGAGCATCCCGCTCTAGGGCATCATCCGGTGTTTAAGCTAAAACACCACATGGACCTTACTTGGCTGTTCCGGATACGGCTGACTCCAAAAAGTGGAGACTTGACTCAAAATGAGCAAAACCGGTTCGAACCGATCACAAATGCGACGGAAGTCCGCCCCGAACCACCGCAGAAGGCAAAAGCCGGATCAAAAAGATCTGGCAAAGACTTGCCTTAACCACCTTTCAGTCTGGAAGGTGGCATCCGCGATGGTAAGGGATTTGCACTCCATTGCCCTAGACCATGACGAAGGCGATCGTTTAACTGAGCGATTAATTTCGCTCGCAGGGACCATTCGGTCCCGCGACCACCTAGCCATGACCAAGGCAACTGCCGCTTTGAAAGAGGCCACATTGTATTCGCCTCACAGCTATCGTTATGCTGCTCAACTCGAAGCGCTCTTTAAAAAGAACGCTGATTTTCGTGTTGAATCAGTTTGCATAGAACAGGCACGCTTGAACTTCGAGCGCGCCGAACGTCTATGTCGGATAACGAATCGCCGTCTTGATTTTTATGACGCCCATCCGGAGCGTTGTAGAGTCAGTCGAACGATTGTCGACCGAGCGAGGCGAGAAATCGCTAAACTGGTCGGTCCAGCTGACACCTTCATTGCAAGAATACCGCAATTGGTGAAAGTGACAGGGGGTGCTACAGCATCGACGCCGAAATCGAAGAGCCAGCCTCATCGGAAGATGAGGGGAAGCTACTCTGTTACGGTAGGTGCCGCGCCGTTCGTCCTAGCTCTGTCCAAACACCTAGGTGTGGAAGTCGGGCTAGAACTTACGAACTGTAATAGGATTACTACAGTCCCGAAAACCAGTCTGACGGATCGTACTATCGCTGCCGAGCCTATGGGCAACCTGCCCTTCCAGCTAGCAGTTGATACCTACCTAAAACCGCTTCTGCGGTCCAAGTGGGGTATCGATCTAGAAGATCAGTCGAGGAACCAGGAGGCTGCCCGCGTGGGCAGTATTACTGGCGAACTTGCCACCATCGACCTGTCCATGGCCTCGGATACGCTATCATTAAACACAGTGCTAACCCTCTTCCCAGAGGATTGGTGCGAAGTGTTGATGCGCCTGAGGAGTCCTTGTTATAAGGGCATTTTTGGATATGGAACTTACGATAAGTTCTCATCGATGGGAAATGGTTTCACGTTCGTTCTTGAGACCATTATCTTTACGGCATTATGCCGTGTCGTTGGCAGTTCGGAGTATAGAGTATACGGTGACGATATCGTCATTGAATCCGAGCTCTATGTCTCGCTCCTCGAGCTCCTGAAGTATTTTGGCTTTGTGCCTAATACCGAAAAGTCTTTCTCCGCAGGCCCCTTCCGGGAATCCTGTGGGGCAGACTTCATCGACGGGGTTAATGTCCGCCCTTTTTACTATAGGGCTAGCCCGAAGTCTGGCGCTGATGCGAGTATGACCGTCAATGGTCTGATCGCTCAGTGCATACCTGAGGGTCATGTATGGGAGCTTATGTGCAAGGCCATTCGTTGTGAATGGTTACCACTCGTTCCCTTAAACCATGATCCCAGGTCAGGTGTTCATATACATCCGATCGACGCCCGTTCCTTGGGCGTTTTAAGGATGGCCCGTAAGGGTCCTTATGAATCACTAGAGACTTACAAGTGCTACAACGTCAGCTCATCGCGAGCGCGACGCTTGGGACTCCGGAGCTACATGCTCTGGCACTTCCTCGCGGCCACTCAAGGCCGTAAGGAGTCGATGCAGGAGTTGTTATCGGTTGCGCATGTCACTCGTTATCAAACGAGGACAAGGGCGAGGATCTGGCACATGCCAGATATGAGTCCACCGCCCTATCTCTATCTGCTTACTAAAGTAGTAGGATAGGATCCGGGGTGTGGTGCACGCCGCTAGGCCTGACCCACACTTAAGACTTTGGGTGGAAC